TGGTGACATCGAAGGTCTATCTGAGGCAGATGTGAAACAGTACATCCGACACATTGCAGACCGTAGACTATTACAACTGGGTATGAAACCTAAGTTTGGTGTTAAGGACAATCCACTACCTTGGTTAGACTGGGTACTAAATGGTGCGTCACATGACAACTTCTTTGAGAAACGAGTTACGGAATACTCGGTCAATGGCATGGAAGGTGACTGGGGTTGGGACGAAGAACCCGAAGTATGTGGACTGGATGGACAAGGTTGTGCCGCATAGTGGAAGAAGATGACCAGACGTATACATTGGAATGTCATCTATGTGAAACCGAAACTGAGGTTCTTGTGAAAGATTCCGAAGAGGAACCTCAGTATTGTCCTATGTGTGGGGTGGCAATGTGAAAATCAAAACTATCTTCTCGGAAGAGGAGATAGATGGTTTGCTCGACATTTACAACTCTACAGATATGAGACCTGTCCAATCAGATCAAAACTTAAAACAAGTCTTTATAACACCCCATTCCAAAAACAATCATTTCACCAAAAAGATTCATAACACCGAAGTAGAGGAATGCTACTTTGTCGAGTATCCTATAGGGGCATTCTGTGTTCCTCATCAAGATGCAAAGATAATAGATGATAGGATCATCAACGAGAACATTACTACGATAACACTCCTGTCCGATGATTACGAGGGTGGAGCAAGTATAGTTGATGATCAGTCATTCAAACCCAAGAAAGGTGAAACCGTCTTTTATAATCCAAGTGAACTCCACGGTGTTGAAGAGATAACAAGTGGTAGTAGAATTGTATATGTTGTGTGGTATGTCAAATGACTATATACAATCATGTGGATATACGAAGATAAAGAGTTTGAACCCGATGAAGAGTTCTTGGAGGAATACCAAGGATTCGTCTATTGCTTGACCGAGTTGAGCACTGGTAAAAAGTATATTGGTAAGAAGTTCTTCTGGAAACCCAAGATACTCCCTGTCACGAAAACAAGAAAAAGACGCAAACGCACCAGAGTCCAGTCTGACTGGAGGGACTACTATGGTTCCTCGGAACAGGTAAAAACCCTCGTAGAAGGGGGTCAGGACTTCCAGAGAACCGTTCTAAGACTATGTAGAACAAAAGGTGAGTGTTCCTATTACGAAGCAAAACTACAATTCCAGTACGATGTTCTACTCTCGGACGAGTACTATAATGAGTTCATTGGGTGTAAAATTCACTCAAAACACATAAAAAAGTGAAAAAAACCCTTGACAGGACTTGTTCCACATGCTATAATACACTTGTATTGATAATGAGAAAAGAGAGAAAAATATGAGTTTAGTTACTAAAATTTCCGAGACACCTGAGATTGTTGCGTTCATGTCCTATGTTGAGAGTTTCTATGGTGAAGACGGCATCTATGCCAAGTCTGACTATGCTACCAACCAACAGATTTTTGATGCCACTGTGAAGTATCTGACTACACTGACCGAAGAACGAACTTGGGGAGGTGGTGATAGTGTTGACCGTGAACGAGTTGGTTACATCCTTGAGAATGAAATGAGTGTGAAACTTTACTAAAAAAACCCTTGACAAAAGATGTCACAGGGTGTATAATACTTGTATTGATAATGAGAAGAGAGATTTAAATTATGGCATATGTATCACAAGAAGACAAAAAGACCCTTTCAGTTGCTGTTAAGAAAGTTGCTAAGAAGTACGGACTCAAGGTGAGTCTGAGTGTTCGTCACCACAGTACCTTGGTTGCCAAAGTCAAGGGTGCGAAACAAATCCTAGAGGGTTACTGTGAGACACAGATGACCCCTGAGAAAATTCGCAAACGTGAGTTCAACGGTTACAACAACTTCTCTACTGAGCAAGTTATGAAAGAGTCTGCGAAGTGGGGTCACGATGTGAACCTTTACTGGTTGGAAGAGAACTACTGCCCTACTGGAGTTAAGTTCTTACAGGAACTAAAGTCTGCGATGGAAGGTGAAGACTTCTTCTGTGAAGATGATTCAATGACTGACTACTTTCACCGTAGTCACTACACCGATGTTCGATTGTACAGTTAATTGAAGGATATATAATGAGTCAGGAAGAACAAATTGCTAACGCACAAGCATTGATTGAAAGTGCCCAAGAAGAACTTTATAAAGCAACTGTTGAGGATAACGCAGAAAAGATTGTGACTTATTCTTACTTGGTTGGTGAATATGAACAAATGCGTGATGAATTAATTGCACATTTTGACCGTGTTAAAAACAAATGATGTATATATAAAAGTAAGAGGAAATTATGGAAAAAGAAGTATTTGAAATCTTCGAGGATTTCAGTAAACTAAAGACGAGGAAGGAGAAGATCGAATTCCTACAACACCAAGGGAAAGCAGTCCCTGCCGTCAAAGATGTCATCCGAGGCACATTCGATGACCGTCTCAAGTTTTGTTTACCCGAAGGGAAACCTCCCTATAATCCTAATAGACCCGAAAGTGTACCCTCAACTCTGAGAAATCTCCACCGACAATTTGGTGACTTTGTTGTAGGCGCACGAAGTAAAGAGATGGGACAAATGCGGGTTGAAATGAAGTTTATTCAATTATTGGAGAGTATTCATGCCGAGGACGCCTTGATTGTCCTGAGTATGAAAGACAAGAAATCTCCGGTCAAAGGTTTGACTAAGAAGTTAGTAGAGGAGGCATTCCCCAACTTACTGTCTTAATTTTCGTTATGTTTCTTTCAATAACAGCAGGAGAGCGTTTAATGCCAAGAAACCAAATAGAGAGATTAAAGAATGATAGTCGAGAACTTGACAATTACATCCACCGTCTCAAAAAGAAGGGAAGAGACAACCTCGCACACAAGTTAGCGGTTAAGAAATCATACTTAAATCAAACTATTGCCGAGTACGAAAATTCAACTCAAATTCTAGCATAAGGTAGGTGGTAAGTATCTCGTATGGGGTGCTAGTCACCCCATTCGTCATATAGGAGTTATATAAATGCCAATGTATAAAATTGTAAATAAGAGAACGCAAGACAGTCAAACGATGTTTTGTTCGTATGAAAAACTTCAAGAGAAGTTGGAAGAGTTGGGTGAAGACTGGAAACAAGAAATTGGTGCTCCCGCACTGATTAGTGCTACTGGTAATATCGTCAACAAGACAAGTAGTGATTGGAAAGATCACTTGACAAAGATCAAGAAAGGATCGGGTTCGGGGACTAACATAAAAACATGACAATGAAACGATTGAGAGTAGACGATCTACTCACCTATCCACCCATCACATCAAATCAACAAATCGCACATGACGCATGGAATGAGGGAGATCACCTCGTCCTATGCGGTTCTGCGGGTACAGGAAAAACCTTTGTGGGTATGTACCTCGCACTGTGGGATGTCATGGACAAGTCCTATGATCAGAACAGACTTGTTATCGTAAGAAGTGTGGTTCCTACCAGAGAGATGGGTTATCTTCCCGGTTCGGTAGAAGAAAAGGTTGATGCCTACACCGCACCCTATCGGTCTATCTGTACCGAACTCTTCAACGAAAAGATGGCATACGATAACCTAGAACAACAGGGTCTCATAGAGTTTGTGTCTACATCGTTTATCCGTGGTACTACTCTGGATGACTGTGTCATACTCGTGGATGAGATGCAAAACCTTACCTTCCACGAATTGGATTCTATCATCACAAGGGTGGGACGCAACAGTCGTATCATCTTCAGTGGTGACTACTATCAGTCTGACCTCAAGTCTGGTTCAGACAAAAAGGGTATTCTTGACTTTATGAACATCATGGAAGTTATGAATAATTTCACAACAGTTGAATACGGATGGGCAGACATCGTAAGGTCTGACTTTGTTCGGGACTATATAATGACAAAAGAAATGGTTGAAAGAGGAAACATAAAATGAAACTAAGTCAAAATTTTTCACTCAAAGAGTTTACCAAGTCTATGACTGCGACTCGTTTGGGTATCGATAACACACCAGAAGGTGAACACCTACATGCGGCACAAGAGTTATTCTCTCAAGTGGTTCAGCATGTTCGGGATAAGTTTGGTATAACTCGTATCAATTCGGGTTACCGTTCACCCGCACTCAACGAAGCAGTGGGTGGTTCTTCACGATCACAACACTGTAAGGGTCAAGCAGTTGACATTGAATGCGATAAAGCAGACAACCTTGTTGTGGCACAATGGATCAGAGATAACCTAGAGTTTGATCAGATCATCTCAGAGTTCTACGAAGAGGGTGACCCATCATCTGGTTGGGTTCATGTGTCCTATGTGAGTCCCGAAGACAATCGCAAGAAGTGTCTGACCGCACAACGAGTAGATGGCAAGACACAGTATTCAGTTGGTCTACCCGAATGAATCTAATCTACCAGTACATGATCACCAACGAGGAAACCGAGAAACGGATGCCTGTTCCAGAGTATCCCCAAGGCACTCGTTCAGAATTGTATCGTATTACTGGTGATATGTCGGCAAGGTCTTTCCGAGACTATGCCGAAAAGATTGGATGTGAACACCAGTATTCTAAAAAGCAAGTGTTCACTAAGAACTTCAATGGGTCAACAGTACTACTCTTTGAATGTCTGAGAATGATCTATGATCCCATCTATGACAAGTACGACAAGGTGGCATTCATCGACTCGGACATCATCTGTAATACCGAAGAGAATATCTTTGACCAGTGTGGTGACTACGAGGTCACGGGTGTCTTAGAGTCAGAGATAGTATCCGATACTAATGGTGGATACAATGGTTGGGACTATAATCCCATCGTCAGAGATCAACTGTTTGCTAAGTATAAACGCACTGGTATCCCAATTGTCGCAACAAAACCCCCATACAGACCTTCCTGTGTCACTACATTCAATACTGGTGTATTGGTGTGGACTAAAGAAGCAAGACTCAAGGCACGAGAGGTATTTGATCCTTGGTACAATTATATGATGGATGGGGATGAGCATGGTGATCACTTCTGGTTGAACAACGATCAACCATTCATTTCTGGACAGTTGATGAAACATGACTTCAACTGGCAGAGCATCGACCAGACTTGGAACGATACTCCGACACACTACAAGGATGGTCAGAGGGGATATAGATCAAACTTCTTACATTATACTGGTGGTGGCAACAAGGTTAGAATGATTGATGACTATAAAAAAGGCAAATTTAAGTACTTAAAACCTTGACAAAAGGTGTCTGTTAGTGTTATAATAAGACCCTAATTGAGAGAAAACTATAAGGAGTACAATGAAAGATTATAAGAAAGTTATCCTGACTGACGCAGACGGAGTCCTACTGAACTGGGGTTATGCGTTCGATGTCTGGATGAAAGAACAAGGTTACATACCAGTCAACCCACTTGAGTACGATATCGCAACAATCTATAATATCCATCGCAGAGAGGCAAAGAAACTCGTAAGATACTTCAACGAGTCTGCCCACATGGGATTCATTCCCCCTTTACGAGACGCAATGCAGTATGTCCGTAAGTTACACGAAGAGCACGGTTATGTGTTTCACCTAATCACCTCTATGAGCAAGGATGAGAACGCACAGAAGTTACGCACCATGAACATTCAGAAGTTGTTCGGTGAGACTGCCTTTGTCAAATTCATCTACCTTGATACTGGTGCCGACAAGGATGAAGTCCTGAGTCAATACGAAGGTACTGGTTATGTCTGGGTTGAAGACAAGGTTGAGAATGCCGAAGTCGGTAAGAGGTTCGGTCTAGAGAGTATCTTGATGGAACACGGATACAACATGGACAACCAAGAGTTCCCCCTAATGAAAAACTGGAAAGATGTTTACGAATATCTAGAAGGTTAAGAGTTAATCCCCCCTATATACCCTATGTAAACTAATAATTTCATAGGGTATTTTTTTAATGGAAGAAGAACTAAAAGCAACGGGACATCATCCCGCAGATTCTAATGGAGACGGAAGAGTCTCTGATCAAGAACGAGATATGTATCTTGAGTTTAAACGCAAAGAACTCGAAGATCAAGACCTAATGAGAGATGCACAACGCAAGATGGCATGGTTCTCTCTTATAGGTATGCTGTTCTATCCAAGTGGTATTTTCATTACGGTTCTGTTCGGTCTGGACAAGGCCGCAGAACTCATCGGAGATATCGCATCAATCTACTTCCTGTCAGTTGCCGCAATCGTGTCGGCATTCTTTGGTTTCCAGAGTACTGGTGCTAAGAAGAAGTAATGGAGAAAGTAAGGTTCAGAGGCACTTGGGGTGTAGGAGACTTCATGTGGGCATTAGATGTGTGTCACCATTATTGTTACAAAAACAATACTAAAGTGAACTTGGAGATGCACTGGGAGACCGAAGAAGGTCACCTAGAGACACCCGAAGACCCCGAAACCATTGTTGAACGAATGACTTGGATACACACCAAGTTTCATCGTCAAGAAGATGTCACTGTTACTCATGTCTATAATTCCAATCTATTTGCTTCTGGTAATGTCAATCCCGATAAGAATAAAGATAGATTCCAGTTTGAATCTGGAGCATACAAGGGCAGACAATGTCCAGAAGCAGATTGGGTATTCAAGAAGGATGAGTACAGACATCACATCAAGACAAAGAAGATCGTACTCTGGACACCCACCTATAATAGTGAACCACCAAGAAACTGGAAAAGGTTCTTGACAAAAGATGATTGGTCTGCTATACTAAGCTCACTGTCTGCCGAGGGTTGGATACTAGTTGAGTTAACATATAGAACTCCGATAAGAGATGCTTATAAACAGATACAAGATGCTGATTATGTTTTTTGTTATGATGGAATGTGGCATTATATTGCCAAGATGTTTGCTACACCTATATTCATTCCTTCTTGGGAAGATATCACTGGGTATCACTGTCCACAGGTAGTATGTAGACCCAATAGTAAAGATACATTGGAATTTGTAAACACTTTTGGTGAAAAGGGTAAGAATCACATGGATAAGAAAGCAGATAGATACTTGAAGAAACTTGGAAAGTTATTTGATGAAAATTGATAGAGCAGTAATTGAAATTAACGGTGGTTGTAACTACTCGTGTACTATGTGTCCACAGGACATGCGTACTGGTGGACGAGACAAAAAGTTTCTGAAGAAGATGGGACTAGAAGACTTTGAGAGGAATGTGGCAGACTGTGCCCAACATGGATTACGAGTTGTTAATCTAGAGGGTAGTGGTGAACCCACACTGAATAGAAACCTACCTGAGTACATTAAGATCGTAAAGAAGTATGGAGCAAAGTGTTTCATGTTCTCTAATGGATTCCGTATGCAGGGACAGTTTATGAGAGACTGTGTTGACGCAGGATTGGACTTCTATCGGTACTCATTCATTGGGTACAATCCTGAGAAGTATGACGAGTGGATGAACAATATTGTTGGAGGAAACTTTAATACTATTGTAAGCAACATTCGTGAGATGAAGGAATATGTAGATAAGACCAATAGTGACTGTGTGGTCGCAACCTATCACTTAATTACTGACAACGACAACCTAAATAATGAACTCCAACAGTATAAAAAGTTGGTCAACGACCTTGGGGTCAAAACAGAAATTTGGAAGATGCATAACTGGTCTGGTGTATATGAGATCGGTGCCAACCAAAGAAAAGGAGAAGTTAAAACCTGTGGTAGACCATATAGTCCTGATGTCGTTATTCGTGCTGGCGGTCTTGACGGTAATACTGGTGCTGTTGCACCGTGTTGCCAAGTCCTCGGAAGAGATGAAGAAGCAGTTCTTGGACATACTAGCAAAAACACAATTGAAGAAATCTGGGAAGGAGAAGAGTACACCAAACTCCGTGAGGATCATACCACTGGTAATTACCCTGATTACTGTCGTAGTTGTGACTTCCTTCTTGATGACCCCGAAGTTCTAGTCTACACTAACCATGAACGTGATCTAATGAAGATGCACGGAACGGAGTTTGATCTAAACGACTACCGATAACTGAGACCTACATACATTATGACAAAAAAATATATTCATGTAAATCAACATAAGATTCGTGCCAATCTAAAACACGGCACCAATGAACCCGTCATCACAGTCAAGGAAGGTAAAAAGAATACCTACGGACACAAGGTCACCATTCATGGAGACTCGGTTGTGCGTTATGGAGAAGAGGGCAAACCTATCCTCGCATGTGGAGCAAGGGTTGTGATAGAAACAGAAGCAGAGGTAGATATAGAATGAAAGCAACCGATATGAATGATGAACCAATCGCAATAACATTCCTTGATTATAAGATTCATCGTAATCTTGAGGGGCAGGTTCAGTTTGACAAAGAGTTAGACTTGACGAAACTAAATGGTGAATGGAAAGAGGGAGATGTCCTTGGTCTATCCGTACAGGATGGCAGAGTTACATTAACTAAATTATGAAAAGATTAATATTTCAAGTATCGGTGGGCCCACAGTCCGACCTATACAAGCACTGTATTCGCAGTGTACACTACTACTGTGAACGAAACGGTATTGACCACTTTGTTCAAACGACTCCCAAGTTGTGGATAAAACCAGACCCATTCACTGGTCAACGCAGTGCCGAGAGTTATGAGAAGTATGGTGGATTCCTTCCTATCTTTGAGAAGGAGAATGTCTTCGATTACTTTGATAAGTATGACCAGATCGCAGTGGTGGATGCTGACATCTTTATAAAGGATGACGCACCTAATGTGTTTGATGATGTAGACCCTACAGTACATATGGGTGCTCAGTTCGAGAGAGAACTGCCTTGTAATCCTCGGTACTCACGACAGATAAAGAACTATTCCAGAGAACAGTTGAACAACAGTGTGTGCCGAAACTATGAGTGGGATTTCGATCATCCGAACGGTGGTGAGTTCTTCAACTCTGGCATGATAGTGTATAACTGTAAAAAGATGCTAGAGGTGTTGGGTGACACGACACCGAAACAATTTATGGACAGACCAGACTTCAAGGACTTTGTCGATGGCATCGGGCCTTTCCGATGGCAGACTGATCAGATCATGTTGAACTACTGGGCAAAGAAAGACAACCTGACTGTACAACATATTGATTGGAAATTTAACGCACTCTTCTCCGCACTGGAGCAGGGTAAAATATCTGAGGCACATTTCATTCACTTCTTTATGAGGCATAAGTTGCCAAACAATGGTGAAAACATCGAAGAGTTGATGAATGCAATTGAAAAAATATGAGACGATTAATATATCAAGTCGCAGTTGGAAAACCTTCAAACCTATATGAAAACTGCATAAACTCCGTATCTGACTATGCTGACAAGCATGGTATAGAGCATATCGTACAACGGAAACCCAAACTAAGAATCAAACCAGACCCATTCACCAACAACCGAGAGGGTAAGTGTGGTGGTTGGAAGGAACTGGGGTATCTCCCTATCTTTGAAAAGGAGAACGCATTTGATCTGATGGATGATTATGATCAGATAATGATCCTTGATTCTGACATCTATATCCGACCAAACTCACCAAACATCTTTGATGAGATGGATTGTAAGTGTGCCTTTGGTGCGGTATGTGAACGTGAGATGAACATGTTGCCAGAATATGTCGATAAAATCAAGAATTATAGTCATATGCAATATGGTAGAATACACTCCGAGAAGGTAAACTTCAAACCCAACAATCTGGGATTCGAGTTCTTCAACATGGGTCTGATAGTAATCAACTGTGAATACTTCAAACCCTACTTACAGGGACAGACCGCAAAAGACTTCTTGAACAGAATGGAGTTCAAGGAATTCATTGATGGGGTTGGTACATACAAGTGGAGCACTGACCAGACACTCTTGAATTACTTTCTCAAGAAGTACAAGATACCTACCCGACATCTGGGTAGTGTGTGGAACGGTTTATATGGGGCAGTACATAACATAAAGGACTGTAACTTTGTTCACTTCTTTTTGAAAGATAAACTGCCGAATAATGGTGAGAATTTTGAAGAGTTGAAAAAGACTATATAGTTTCGTAGATATTTCTTCTACACCAACTCACATACAAGAGAACTAAAAATGTTCAGTATAAAAAATGTCCTAGTTATTGGGACACTGTTGTTTATTTCGTTATTCGTTACATCGGCAGTAGCAGTAGAAGATTATGAGGAATTTAATTTTACCGTTTCCAATCAACCGTCTGGAACTTCTATCACCTATCGTGGATACACATCTTCCGATGATTTCGATATGATTCAGATCGACCAGAAAGTAAAGAACTGGAAACTCACCTATCGCAACACAGACTCGGTTGGTAATGTGGAGCACCGTTATCGTGTGACTGCTCCCAAAGTATTTTCTCTTGCGGGGTTCTCAGTAAAACCTCGTGCCGAGTGGAGAAGTTGGGAATCAGATGCCAAGGACTCTTATTTGAGATTGGCAACCGTCATCCAAACTGGTGGTTATCTCACTGAAAACCTATCGTGGTTTGTTGATATCCAACCCAAGTTTGCTATCGGTAAGACTGGAATGTCTGATGGACGATTCGAGTCCTCTCAGAATGATATTGGAGTAGACTACTCAATAAACGATGTATTGTCATTCGGTGTATTCTATGAGTACAACACTGACGAAGACTGGGGATTAACCGAAGACTTCTTTGGGGTCAATGTTGGACTTTCAATTAAATGACCGAAGATAGTGATGACGAGTTTGGTCTATTGGTCATCACTAGTATTGTTATAAGTATAGTTTTACCCATTGTAATGGAATGTTTATGAAAGCACATTTGATTTATGTTGAAGGGAATGCCGAGAGTGAATCTTGTAGGGATACTTGTGAGGCATCTCTACAGAAGTGGGGGTGGGACTACGAACCCATTAGTGGTGTCACCCCCCACACCTTAGACGAAGATGAGTTTCCCTTTCCCGATGTAGAAAATGGCAGACTTCAATCCTTTGGAGTCGATGAACCCAAGAAATACCCTATCAAGAAATCCTGTCTGTTTAATAATCTGAGGTTGGCAACCAAGGTGTATGATGCGGGGGAGTCCATGATCTTTCTTGAACATGACACCGAAGTTATTGATAGATGCGAGATTCCTTTCTTCAAAGACCTTCTGTTCCTGTCTATGGATTATGCGTTCAAGGCACCTTCCGTACTCGCAGATAAGAACTTTGCGGGATGGCAACAATACCACCAAAAATCTCTTGCACAAACCTACGAATTTCCGAGAGACATCTACCCACTGAAGTATTACAAGGATAGTGTCTGGAATAATTCCATGATGGTACCGGGAACATCGGCATATGCTCTGAGTCCGTATGGTGCGGAGAAGTTACTGAAAGCAGTAGAGAAGCATGGTCTTGAGCAGAGTGACTACATCTATAACAGTAAGGTGATGAATCTTGAGGCACTCAATCCGAGTATCGTAAAACTACAGAAGTATAATCCAAACCTATCACATAGAGGTGTGTGATGTTGATGAAAGCATTTATAATTAGTATGATAAACAATCACGAGTCCACAGTTGCGACTCGTCATGTGATTGAATCTATCAAGAAAACCTCAAGCAAACTAGAACCGATCATTCTCCCTGCCACGATTCCCGACACCATAGGCACTGGTCTCCAAGGTATGGGGTTCGGTGGTGTTGCTTGGACATATCCTATCGAACCACGACAAGATGGTCTTGATATGAAAACAGGACTACGACTCACCCACTACCCGACCGCAAACCATAACAATAGAATTGCGTGTATGGTGAGTCATATGAGAGCATGGCAGAAAGCAATTGACCTTGATGAGACTATTGTTGTACTAGAGCATGACGCATTGTTTACTAGACAATTCTGGCCCGAGGTATTGACTTCTGACTGGAAGGGTGGTATAATAGGTCTTAATGATCCAAAGGGTGCAACCAGAAGGTCTGGTGTGTTCCATGAGAAGGTATCGTCCTATGTTGGGGTACAACCAGTACCTACGATAGATGACATGGATGTACCGCAGGGACTAGCAGGAAATTCGGCATATATGATCTCCCCGAAGGGTGCTAAGAAACTGCTAGATAAGGTAAGAGAAGTGGGATTATGGCCCAATGACGCATTAATGAATAAACAGTTTTTTCCGTGGTTGGAGGTTGTTTATCCTTACTACACAACCATACAACGAGGGTTGAAGTCAACAACAACATTATGAAAGCATATGTAATTACAATAAGAGGAAACTTACAATCAGTTCAGTCTGCGAATAAGTGTATTGATTCTGGTCACAGGAACGGACTGAAGATTGAGAAGTGGAGTGCTTTCACTCCCGCAGACGATCCAGTAGGACTTGCGAAGGTAAAGGGTATTGATGCCATTCAGTTTCAAGAGAGATATTCTCGCATGGAAAACTGTATTGCCGCATTCATGTCCCACTACTCATTATGGGAAGAGTGTGTACGGGCAAACGAGAACTTTGTTATCTTTGAACATGATGCCGTAATGATCGACCGTCTTCCTCCTGCATTTCCTAACTATGTGATGAACCTTGGTCATCCCTCGTATGGTCAGTGGAAAAAACCGCAACAATTAGGTATCAATCCGTTGACTACCAAGAGATACTTTCCCGGTGCCCATGCGTACATGGTGACTCCCGCAGGAGCAAAACTGTTGGTAGAGAATGCTCCGATGTACGCAAAACCGACCGATGTGTATCTAAACCTAGATACCTTCCCTTGGTTACAAGAATGGTATCCGTTTATTGCCGAGGCACGAGATGAGTTCACAACGATTCAGGTAGAGGCAGGATGCCAAGCAAAACACAACTGGAAAGAAGGGTATGAAATCATTGATGCATAATATATTTTTGACTGGGTGCGATGAGAATACCGCATGGCAGTTACCTTGGTTTATTGAGAACTATCGTAAACACAATACATCAGCAATAGTCCTCGCAGACTTTGGTATGCTCCCCCAAACTCGAAAGAGAGTGGAGTCTGAGTTTGATCTCGTGATTGATATCAAGAGTGAAGCAAAGGGATGGTTCAAGAAACCTCGTGCGATACTGGATGCCACCAGACTAGATGGTGTTGAGAAGGTATGTTGGATTGATACTGACTGTGAGATCACCGACAACATTGAAGACATCTTCACCAAGACCATTATTGGTAAACTAGGGATGGTGGAAGACAGACCGTGGACACAACGTAGACCCGACATGGGTAGATGGTATAACTCTGGTGTTGTCGCAGTCGAAGGCACACCCAACATTCTAAAGGTATGGGCAGACGAGTGTATTCGTAATCCTGTACAGGGAGACCAAGAAGTGTTGTATCTTATGATGAATGGTGATGAGTTGACTAAGGTCACTTACATTGAACCTCTGGCACACACATATAACACTTTAAGATTAGACTACATAGATGGGATAAACGTAAGGAATCCTAAGATTATTCACCACACAGGTGCCAAGGGTAAAGACGAAATAACAAAACAAATTAATAATGAAAGAGAATAATAATGTATGAGTACAGAACAAAAGTGGTTCGTGTCGTTGATGGTGATACCGTTGACGTTGACATTGATTTGGGGTTCGGAGTTTGGTTACGAAAATCAAGAATCAGGTTACTTGGTATTGACACCCCCGAATCACGAACTCGTGATAAAGAAGAAAAGAAATATGGTCTTGCCGCAAAAGACTTCCTCGTATCTCGTCTAGGTGAAGAACCTACTCTGAGAACAACAAAGGATGGCAAGGGCAAGTTCGGAAGAATCCTTGGTGAATTCCTTGTTGATGATGGTGAGGGCAGAGTCCGAAGTGTTAATGACTGGTTAATTAGTGAACATCACGCAGTGCGATACATGGGTCAATCCAAAGATGAAATCGCAGAACAACATTTGAAGAATAGAGAGTTAGTTGAGTTATGAGAGTACTTGGTAATAATGTCCTAGTGACACAGGCAGAAGCAGAGACAACCACAGCAGGAGGTATCATTCTACAGAACGATATCTCGTCTGGTAACAAACCCGCAGTCGTTATCTCGTATGGTAATGGTGAAAGGGTTACCGAGATGCAACTGGTAGTAGAGAATAGAGTTTTTCTTGACTGGAGTAAGTCTATGCCTGTTGAGTTGGATGGATTGAAATGTGCGGTCATTGACTGCGAACACATCAAGTTGATTATAGAGTAACATCATGCGAGTAAATGTTCTGGGCAACGGAGACAATGCGGGTATCTTTCAGAGGGGTACACCGGGAAAGTTGTTGATCTGTAATATGCCTCCCTTTGAGATTCCACGAAAGGAAGTCCATGCTACCTGTATGGTTGACTTCAAGATGATGAAGGCACTACAGGAAGGTCATATCAAACTAGATATGTACGACTGGATTCTAGGTACAAGACCTCGTATCTGGATGGAGCAGTCTGGAACATTTTATCTTAAATACTCACACCTTATCAAAGGGTTCTATCAGCATGTCCCTGCGTATGCCGCAATAGATGGCAATACACATATGGCGGCAA